GCGTACCGCGATGCTGACGACCAATTTGTTAATCCATCTGGGGAATCTGTAGGTCAGGCACTCTACACCCACGCCGACCCCGCCGAAGTCGCCGCCCTGCGTCAGCGGGTAGCGGATTTGGAATGCATGCTTGAAGATACAAAAGCAACACTCAAAGAGCAGGAAAATATTACAGACGATATAACAAAACAGCGCAATAAACTCGAAGCGCAACTCGCGCAGCAAGACGTAGCGGTGCCTAAGAGAATCCCGGCGGAGGAAATTGGCTCAATCCTGAATGAGGTAATGGAGCAAGCTGTAGCCCACGGTGCAAACAGTATCTCGATGCCCGACGAATACGTTGCGGTGGCGCATTTCCTATCGTACCCAGAGGAGTATGCCCATCCCGCAACACAGCCCACGCCCGAGGACGTTGTGAAGGCGGCGCTGGAAGCGGCTAAAACGGTTTGCCATAATCTATTCACATGGTCAGTGAACAATAATTATTCCATTGCTTCACAAGAGGCGCTTCAGGCAGCTGAATCCAAAATAGACGCCCTTGACCACGCCACAATCATCCAGGCAGCGAAGGATGGAAAATGAAAACTACGGGATTAACTATTGCTGACATCCTTCCAGGCAGATGTTTTGAAGCGAAAAGGCCATCTAAAATTGGATTTGAAAGATTGCTAAATGACCGTCAAGTGACATGGGTAAATTCCACGCGGACTGAAGTTCAGTACGACTCAATAACCGTAAAAAACGGAAGGCGTCTTCCCATCGTCAGCATGGATACATTTCTAAAGTGGGCTAAACGCGATGTTAGCGAATTGATGCCAACAGGTGATTGGAGAAAAGAATGACAAACATACTCCAACCATCCGCCCCGAAGTCGGCATTGACGGATGATGCACTTTATGAAATTTTAAAAGCATCCAGAAGTTCTACTCATTTGCTCAGGACCATTGCCGACGCTGCTGTAGCCGCGCATGTGGCGCAGCAAGTGCCGGATGGCTGGCAGATTGTGCCGAAGGAGCCGACCGCAGAGATGCAAGCTGCTGGAACTACAGCTTGCACCTTTGAGGCCACGCTGCTTAATAGGATGTTTGTTACTAATCGAAGCTACCGCGCTATGCTCGCAGCAGCACCACAGGAGCCGAAATGAGTGATCAATTATTGCCGTGCGCGCATTGCGGATCGCCAGCCGAATTTATGAAAGTCGAGCGGGAAAATACCAGCCAAGGCGGCGAGTACATCGACTGCACGAACAAAGCGTGTGGCGCAACCAGTGTGCTCATGTTCGCTTTGGGCGAGGACGTGAAGCCTCTGCTTGCCGATCGATGGAATCTACGTGCCGCCCTCTCGCAGCGCGCACCGATCAGCGATGCGGAGATAACGGATATGTCAGTATTACGAGAAGTAGTTATGGCGGCGATTGAGCATGGCGAAAGCATCGGAGAGGAAAACTGGTATGACGGGATATCAATATTTGACCTCAGCCGAGGGACAATCTCAGCGCCCGATGCGATTTTAATGGCAGCATGTACGCCGGTCGAAATACTTGCATTGATAAACAAACTCGACGCAGCAGAACGCGACCTCCATTGGTACACATGCACCAATGAGCAATTATCGTCTTCTCTCTTGACCGCGCAAGGCGCTGAGCAAGCGATGATCATATGTCCAACTTACTTTGTTCGCCATCCTGATGATTCGTATAGCGTAGCCGATCCTCAGCCGGTATTGGCCGTGCAAGGCGATGCATGGACCACGACCTCGGAAGTGATAACCGGAAATCCGGTTTTGGTATTCAATCAGGATGAGTTCGACACAATGGTTGAGAAAGGCACGAAGGCATGGACCGCGCAATGCGATATGTCCACACAATCGACAGGTGGCAGCGACATGTCGAAAAATGATGCGGGAATCGACATATCCGCGGAAGGCGATGCGCCAGTGCAGCCATGGCAGGATATTGATGCAGACTTGAGAGTGGCGTTAGTCGAATTAGGCAGCGTGTTGCAGATGGGGACCGCAAGTATAGACGCCATCCATGAATTAGGCCCTGACAGCCCAGCCGAGGAAGCGTGGCAAATATTTTACGATGACATTATTCCGATGCTCAACCGCGCGCCAGTGCAGGCCGATCATGATCCCGACAGCAGGAAGACGATCGATACCATCCGCACGCTGACCAAATACAACCAATGGCGGCGGACAGGCGCGCCAGATACGCCAGACCCGAAAATTATCGGCGATGCCGATTGACGCGGCTATTGCGGCGCTGTCAGCAGGCCAAGTCCCGACAGCATATCTAGAGCTGCCGAGGTCGCCCGTCGTGGGCGTCAGTGGAATGAAAACCGCTTCGACATAAGCAGCCCATCACATTGGATGTCGGAACTGTGGAATGCGCTGGATAAGATTGGTGCGCCAGTGCAGGCCGAGGTACGGCAGGAAGGTGCTGCGATATATGTTGAATGCATGGAGTGCGGAGGTTGCGGTCACATCGGCATCAACGACGCATCCACTACACTGGCAGCTTGTCACAACTGTGATTGGAGTGGCCCGTCTCCAGTAGAAGATCGCTGCCCTGGGTGTGGTGATAGTTGGTGCATGGGCGCGGCTTGCCCGAAGTGCGGCGCACTATACCAATTAATTGCGGAATCATCGATCGCTATTGCGGCGCTGGGCAAAATCGATGGCGCCAGTTCGATGCCGGAGGACGATTTTACAGCATGGCATGCCGCGTCCCTTGCACGAGTTCTTGGTGCAAATAATGGCGTCGAGAAGGATGTTGCGTCCGTGATTCGTGCCGAGCGCGTCAAGGGCAGCACAATGTGCGAGTGGCGCAAGAATATTTCGCCGGCACTTAATGGGTCTGGCGATGTAGTGCTGTGCTGGGCGAATGAGGGTGACTTGTCCGTATCGGAATTAAGCGCTGCCAGCGCCAAGGAGCCGCAGCTGTGATGGACCTCCATCTTCCAGTGAAGCGTGTCTATTTCGACAGTATCCGGATCGGCACCAAGGACGAGGAATACCGCCTCGTGACGCCATACTGGACGAAGCGACTCGTCGGACGGGACTACGGCAGCGTGATCATCACGCTCGGCTATCCCAAGTCGGGGGACATGGAGCGTACGCTGATGTTCCCTTACACCGGCTACCGGAAAACGAAGATCGCGCATCCGCACTTTGGACCGGATGAGGTCGAGGTGTATGTGATTGGGCTTGAGGGGGAATTTACACGATGAGCTATCTGTCAGCAAGCGAGCTCGGCGACCTGGTGGGCTGCAAGCCGAATCAAAAGTGCCGAATGGCGGCATGGCTCACCAAGAATCACTGGAAATTCGAACTCGATTCCAATGGCTTGCCCAAAGTTGCACGCGCCTACCATGCTCGTAAAATGGGAATCACTGAAGATAAAAAGCAGGCGAAATATGCCGAAGTCCCGAATCTCAAAGCCTTCGCGTAAGGAGCGCACTGGCGTCGACCGGCTATACAAGTACACCGGGGTGCGCAAGGTATCGTTCTATTACCAATACGCAAATGGCAGCAGCGAAACATTTGGCAGTGCGCCATTGGGCGACCGTCAGGCCATCGCGGAATCCGAGCGCATCGCCAAGCGCAAGGCGCTGGATATTCAAGAGGGGATGATCCTTGCCGGATCCGTTGCCGACCTAGTTGACCGCTTCAGGGCGGACATTGCACCCAAACACTATCGCGACCAGTCCAAGGATGGGCTCGCGGTCCGAGCCGGGGCATACGCGAACCTGATCAAGTTCTTCGGCAAGATGAGTCCCGCAGCGTTGAAAACGCTTCACGGTTACCAGTACACCGAGGCGCGATCGCAATCGGGCGCGCCGGCGAAGGGCTGGAAGGAATTGTCGCTGATGTCGACTATCTGCCATTATGCGGTCGAGTGGGGCGTGATGGAGGCAAACCCGTTCGTCGGCATGCGCAAGCGCAAACTGGACAAGGATGTGCGCACGACGACGCGCAGCCAGATCGTGCGGTTCTACCTGTGGGCACAGCGCCAGGAGAGCGCGCAATTCCGGACGCTCGGCTGTGCGGCGATGTTCACGTACCTGACCGGCTTTCGTGCGGCCGAGGTGCGCCCGTTTCATACATCCGGACTGATACCGGCCGAGGGCGTGCGCGTGGCTAATGCCAAGCGCAAGAAGGGCGAATCGGAAACCGTGAAGCTGCGGGAGTGGTCAACCCGGCTGCGCGTGGTCGTAAAGCGCGCCCAGCAGGCCACCGGCAAGGATATTGGCTACCTATTCGCCAATCGCCACGGACAAGCTTACACGCGCTCAGGATGGGGATCAGTGTGGCAGGATGCGATGCTCGCTTGGATCGGCTGCGGTGCCAAGGAGTTGGTAAAGCATGCGCAATATTTCTCGTTGCTGGATGTGCGTCCGGCAGCGATCACCACTAAAATCAGGAATCGGTCGGCGGATATGTATGACTTCGCGGCGCATGCGAATCCGGCGACAACTCACGCCAATTACGACAGACGGAAAATCAAGAAAGCGAGTGCGACGGAATAAGCGAAATTTTCCAACGGATGCCCGGAGAACAAGGCCATTCGTTGTGGATAACTTTGATTTCGTTGGAAAATAGGATGGCATAAAATGAGGATTCATGCGGCTTTGCGGGGAGTTGATGACCGGATTGTGATTCCTGTTGTCGTGGGTTCGAGCCCCATCGGCCACCCCAAATTCCCCGCAAAATCAAACACTTATCCCTGTGGATAAGTTGTTCTTTCCGCATTTTCCAACGTAAAACAGAATTTTCCAACGAGATATTGCCGCATCACGGTGTTGTACTCACCGGGTCCGGCCCCCAGTGTGCCCCGCCGAACTGGCGCACAGCAAGATAAAATTCCATCGCTTCGAACGGGCCGACGCCATCGAGCAGCAGCATCTCGCGCAGCACCTTGTCGGCCATCTCGCGCGGCAATTCATGCGTGACATAGAGTCGGTCATGGATCGCGCCTGACTTCCGCGCGCGGTTGCCCAGCATGTCGTAAGCGAAGGGGACTCGCGGCACCGAGCAAAAATCAGTCGTGAAGCCGATCGGCGCGGTGATCATTGCCTTCGCTACATCCGACTGAAATCCGAATGGCTGCAAGAGCTGGAACAGCCCCGACTCGTCATCCTTGATTAGTCGCGTGTCCAGATCGCCAATGAAGCCACTCACGTGATTTCCCCGTTGGTGATGAAGCCGTGCCAATTTCCACTGGCGCTGGCATCGATCGACGGCGTGATTGCCATCACCTCCAAGTCGTCCCCGTTGAACGTCCATGCCATGTCAGGCACTGTCATGACGATGACCTGCCCCTTAAGGTCGGGATTATCCTCGTAGATCAACTTGTATTGATCCTTACTAGGCATCGTGACGCGCTTACACGTAAGCCAGTTGCCAGCGCCGGATGGACTGCGGAACATCAGCACGTCTTTTGACAGCCAGCGTGGGCTAAGATCGGTCAGCCTCATTTTGCTGCCGCATTCAGTGCAAGCCATTTTTCATGGGTCGATTGCACGCCCTGCCCGACGCTCAGGAACAGGCTGGCCAGCTGCGCCGGCGTCATCGCGCCAGCCTGCTCGAGCTGCGTTGCGCTCTGCAAGAATGCCAGCGCGATCGGCGCCAGGGCGACGACTGCGGCGACTTGCGGATTTGCCGCGGATCCTGCCGCCAAGATCACAGGCGCCAGTGCTTCGGCGGTCTGCAGTACAGTCGAGCCGATAGTATTCTCCATGATCATTTCCCCACTTGTTTGATTGCTTCGAGAATGGCCAGCGTGGTCACCGCTGCCGTGATTTGCTGCGTCGCCGATGTCGGATCGGCCGGCAGCGCGCCAGTGCAGATCGGCGTGATCTGCGCGTCGACCATCGTTACTTGGTCGATCTGCACTTGAGTCAGCTTGCCCGCGATGCGCATCTGTAGCGCGGCGTCGAACGCAGCTCCATAAGCGGCGCAGGCCTGTGTATAAGCGATCTGTGCCGACTGAGGCGTCGCGGCTGGCCCGGCGATCGAGGCGCAACCGCCCATCAACAGCGCAGAACCGAGCGCCAGCACGATCAACATCGACGGCATCGCAAAGCCACCTTGCGTACTTGATCGTTCTGATCCAGCCGATGA